GTAGGACCCGATGAAAGTAATAATACTGGGTCTACAACACTATGGAAGCTTTTAGCAACCATGGAAACTCTGGTCATAACATCCGGACCTTTGTGGGAAACCATGAAGGTGAAGAGGTTTAAGACTCTCCAATTCACGATAACATTTCGTTTATCAGTATAGATAAAGATGTTGTTGTAGAGTAAGGAGATCAGTGCGGCGTACAAGTCGAGGGACATTGTCCCTTGTCTTAAGTACTCCCGTTCCCGAGCCCACTGAAAAGGGCGAAGGAGTCCACGAGCAATCGAGGACACAGAAAAGGTTTCAGGGGACTCTAGCAACGTTAAAGATAAAGAAGAAGATGAAACATCGCGTCCAGATCCTTTCGTCAACCATCCCATGCGCATCATCCGAAGCATCATCTCTGATCGGGAAGAAAAATCCCGAACAGAGACTTCCTCACGGAAGGAAAGGGGGGAGATATCCACCCCATTCAGGATAAGCCTGTTGGCAAAATTAATGAGACCTTTGTTTGAGTTAAGGGATTTGAATTTATTATAAACAATTCCCACCTCATCACAGGTTTTCATATAAGATACCGCCAGCGCTTCGGACCGAATGGTCACATCGTCCCCTAAAATTCGATACATCGAAAAAAGTTGGTCGATCAGGGTTCTGACAGGGAGACCGGAATTTCCGGTTACCCTAAAGAAACTGACGAACATAATAAAGTGATGTACTAAGGCCAATGAAGCCCAAGAAGATAGAGCTCCTATAGGTTGCCCGCGCCCGTACCGGACTGTTGTGACACACTCTTCAACAGAGACATCTTTTGTCGCTGTTGAAGGAGGTTGGCACTCAGAGGGTAATACGTACTCTCGATCGACTAGAAGTCGAGTCCAGAGGGTAGCCACTTTCTCTCCCATAACAGGTCCAAACAATAATTTGTAGAGACCTAATGGAATAGTGTCAGTGGCGGCTGTCAGATCCAGATTAAAATGGATTAAAGACGGATCACGCGAGTAACTGTTAAGAGACTCTGATTGGTTGAAAGTTGAGTCTGCGGGAAGAACCCGGAGAATCGAAAACATCCAATCATGGAATCTAAGTAAGGCTAATTGAGTCCAGGCATCTACGATGGCAAAAACTCGGACCTTTCCAGCCGGCTCGTACTTAAGTGCGAGGCGACCGAGATAAGGAGCACGAGGAAAAAGTTCCGTAGATGTCACTTCGGGAGCCCTCTCGATAGTTTTCGAGAATAACTCCAGAAGTGAGAGTTGCTGAGTCTCGTGAAGTAGATCGACCATGATATCTATCGGCACCTTAAGGTGACGGAAGAGTCTCGCTGTCGAATCCATCGATCGAGATGAGACGGGTCCTAGAGGACCTCCTGTAGTGAAGACCCGAGAAGGGGATTCACCATGGAGCTGATCCCCAACATCAAAGGGTTTACCCCCTAGATGCTTGTTGATTAGTTTCCAAAAGGCTCCAGCCAGATAAGATAAATTTGATGACTCCTGAGAAGAAATTTCAAAGGAGGGCTGAGAGATCGTCTCAAACGTAGGACTATCATAAGTCCCAGCAAACCCCTTGAACGAATTAAGGAGGGAAATGATAACTCTCAGAAAAGCAATATTAGAACGTCGAATCTCCTGACGGAAGAAAATAGGGATCCATTTTGGAACCCCATTGGATAAAGTCATGGTGATACCGAAGTTAGAAGTATTGGATAAAGGAAATCCGCCGACAAAACTCGAGACAGCGAAAAGACTTACTTTCATATATTTAATCATGTAAGCGATTCCGTTGTTGATGAGAATAATTCGGAGGTGAGAGTACATGGAGATAACCGCTTTCCGAGCGGAGGTAGATGTTGTGGAACCGAAACCGTTCCAAAAGGAAATTATAGAGGTCCAAGTGGTTAAAATTGTGAAGAGATTTCTCTCTCCAACTCTGACCATGGTTTCTGATCTAGTTCTCGCCTTAGTAGGAGGAGTACCTTTTCGATTAGGAGGAGATCCCTTAGACCCAGATGGGTTGAAAGGAGATCTAAACCTAATTGAAGGTTTCCAACCACTGAGTAACGCCGACTGAAGTTGGCTAGCCAACGACTGTCCAGGAGTTAGTACTCTAGGGGCGGTCTTTGGACTCTTCTTTGTAGATCGAAATCTACCAGGAAAGGGCCCAGAGGCTGCCATAGAAAAAGATAAAATCTCTAGAGACTGACACCTGCTCATAAAGGGCGCTAGGAGAGCGATGATAGATAGACAGGTTAGGAGAAGTAATAAAATAAAAACGTTACTTTCCACCCTCTCTGTCCAGAAGGAAGGTCTCTTCATTAATGAAGTGACTAACTGACTGAAGAAAGACCCTAAAACCCCTCCTAATGGTAATGAGGTATTGAGGAGCTCAGGGTTATTAGTGCCGCGAAGGTGGCCCTAACAACTCACGAGGAGTTGAAGGAGTAGCTACGACGACAATATTCTCTCCATTGGCAACTGAATTCAATACGAATTGCTCGTATCGAGCCTGTTTAAGGTAAAGGAGCGTGGCTTGTGAGGCTGGATCTACGATAACGTAAGGTCTAGACTCCCACATGTTCACATCCACCAAGGCTCTCCATCCAGCAATATTTGTTGGGTGAGACATTATTATAGTGTTGATTCCTATAGAGGATTCTGCATTATGATAAAGTAAAAGGCCGTTACCAAACCAATTCGTGAATTTCTTTTACCCATATGGGTCACATTTCTTGATTTGTCACGTACACTCTTAACTAAAGGATAAAGAAACCTCTTTATTCCCCAACATCGTCATTACGGCCTAGTTGATTCCATCTCTTTTCAATCTGCTCCGTAGCGGGTCGACACGACCAGCACAGGGTAGAGATATTTTACTATATGGTAAAGACTAAGTTGTTTAGGTCGAAACCCTAGGATAAGTAGGTCCCCCCATCAGGGACAGTCTCTCTAGTTTCACACCCTCACTATTGATTTGAGGATGATTCTCTGAGATAACTACTCTAGGTTATTGACTAATTTCGAGACGGGTTACTCCTCACGAGTTATCTTGGAGGACCTCTGGTCCAAAGAGATCAATACGCTCATGCACAGTTGACCAGGATGAAAATCAGGGAAGACTGGGACCATAACGGCCTGGACATGAGACATATCCAATAGTAGATAAAAATCGCAATTTGGAATCGTGACAAGGCGCCACTATCGCTCTAGACACTATGGTATGACTAGTTGCTAACTTTTAGCGGCAAAATCCACCCTGTGAAAGGATCGGAGGAAGCGTCTTGGGGTTCATCGTGAAAGATGGACTCTCTCATGTC